CTGACGAGGCAGGGGGTTGTCGGTCAAGTGACCGGCAACACCTTTGGGGCTCTTTCTCTGTAATGACCATTTTGGATCACCAGAGACAAGGTGGTCACACAGGAGTCAACCTATGCGACATCGTGAACGAACTCTGCAACTCACCCCTGCGAAGGGCAATGAGTACAACGCTTGGATAGACCATTGGAACGGTCCATTCTTGCGCCAGCAGGACCCGCTTAGCCTGACATCCTATATAACGGATGATCTTGGGCGAGGCAAAGTCAATCCCCTCCACTCCTATCAAATCAGGAGTTTCCGAAAGCCTGTCAGCATCTCTGCTGAACTTTGGCCAGGGAAGTACGAGGGGGAAGTTTCGATCGCGAATGCCCACATGACTGTCGGCACCGCAGTGGAAAGTACGCTCCAGGACATGAATGCCTGGGCTACGAAGGGCGCAGCTCGCGCCCGAACACTGTACCCGGTAATAGATGAAGCGGTAATCCTCGGCGAACTAACCGAGGCGCAACAAATGTTACCAAGTGTCGATAAGTATATTCAAGACATCCGGGACGATTACAAGTTCCGGGATAGTGTCGCGAAGAAGCGCGCTAGAAGGCGATTCCTGGTCAAGCTGTCGGAAATCACAAGGATAACCGGCAACACTGGCCTTTGGTGGCTTTTTGGTGTACTGCCAACCGCTGCGGCGTTTAAAGATGCCATAATGGTTGTCCACCGTCTAGAAGGTGCCGTTTCTAAGGCACTTGCACTAGATGGGGTTAAGCAGCATCGTCATGTGATGCTTTTGGACCGACAATGGACTACTGAGTCTCACGACGTCAGTGGTTTATGTTGGCCGGAGCATGTAGCGCAGAGTTGGATCATTAGTAATGGCGGTCAGACGCGAACGGAATACTCCGAACGTATCTGGTTTGAAACCGACATTACATACAACCTACCGAAGGACGAGGGGCATAGAAGCTCCAAGGCCTTACGGGAACGGTTGACTGGTAGTCAGTTTGACGGTCGGGTTCTCTATGAACTCGCGCCTTATAGTTGGCTAGTAGATTGGTTCACTTCTGCGGGTGCCGTGGTTTCCAACGCCATGGATCACACCCTATATCGCTTAGAGCGACCGTGCATAATGCACGAGTCTATTCGTACTCACCATGTGTACGGTAGACTAGAATATTTCTCCCGCTTTGGGGGAGGTAGGAAGATCGCGCGACCCTATGGAAAAGTAGTAACGACGGTGAAACGTCGTGCTCCTTATATTTGGGGGTCGGTTGGACTAACATTCCCCGAGCTGAACGGATTTCAGCAAGCCGTGTTAGCCTTTTTGGTTGCAGGGCGGGCGCCCTAGTAAAGGCGCTTGAACACCCGGGTCAACCCGGTTCTCGGCTGGCTAAATATTCCAGCCTTTGTGGTCTATAATGGACCTCCTCGCAATCAGGGACCTGTTGGGTCTCTGACGGCAACTACGGAGAGCTTTAGAATGCTAATCGATGGCCTATCGTCCCTCTCGCTGTATCTTCCGAACGTCATCACGGCGGTCGAAAGTGTACGGTCTTTCACGTTCGTCAAACAGACGGACGCGTACCGAGAGTACTACAATGAGTCAGTCGACGGCGGCTTGCAAGCCACCATTAAGTCGACATTTCGCGTCACGGCAAATCCGCCGACGTCCACAGGCAAGCGTTCAGTATCGCTTTCCTTGAAGACAGTCGTGAATTACGATGACACTGGGATCGATGGGAAGCCTTATACGGTTTTCTTGACGTTCAATTACAACGATGAAACGCCTACGGCGGTCAGTAACTTCGGCGCTCTTGCGTCAATTCTGACCTATTTCATCGCGTCGACCGACATCAGTAATATGGCGTCCCGGCTTGCTGCCGGTGAGAAATGATAGCCCGCAAAAAGGCAATCATATCCCAGGTCGCTCCAAGTCTGCTTGTTCTGGCCCTGGTTTCAGGGTTGACAGTCACTTTCAATCTGGTGACCGGAACTGCAGTCTGCCCTGAACCCGTAGGTTTCAGGGGGCCAATCTATATGGCCGGAGAAGTGTCAAGGATCTCCCCCTAACGGGGGGTATCTGCGCCTATGTCAATGGGCGTACGTACTCATGCACGATCGGATTGTTCCTGTTCTCAGCCCACAAGGGCTGGGAACTGGTTCGATCAAAGTCCGGCTAGCTACCGGCACCATCGAAGATGCCTAAAGTAGGATGTCATCCAAACCGAAAACGGAGTGGTAACATGAAAAGCCTAGAAGACGAAGGACGTCCGTCAATGACGGCCGACGTTCATCTCCACTTACTCGAGGCGCTGTTAATCGATTGCGCTTTGAGATGCGAGGTAGACGTTGCGCGTGACTTGTTGTACGTGCAGCGCCGGTTTAAAGATGAAGGGGTAACCTTTCTTATCGAGAAGCTACCTGAGCTCTCCAATCTAATGGAGGACTTACTGGAAGGCAGATCGGTCGAACTAGCGGGCTTCAAAACCCGAAAAGACTCAGTGTTGCCCCTATTCTTAGGGGGTTTCTTTGAGCTAGTCTTTGAACCGTACGGAGCGCTCCTTGTCGATCCGTCTGTCAACTGCATCCTAGCAGTGCGGCAGATTGGCCGCCTCTTCAAGAAATTGGAGTTGGCGTGTACTGATGAGGTTTTAGCAGAGGCAATGAAAGCTTACGTGGATACGGATGAAGAGTTGGGAAGACATATTCCTAACTGGAATTCCCAAGTACACGAGGCATACTCCCTAATCTCGGGAGTGATTGTCTCTTCTTGCTACGCTACTCTCAACGACCAGTTTTCGAATGGTGGCGCACTGCCACGCCATGGCTCAGGAGCCACGGCGGAGCGGAAACGTTTACCAAACGAGAAAATTGCTTTTATCAGCAGTGCAAAACGCTGGTCTAAGCAACTGGAAAAGCTGTTTCCTCATCACAGGTATGCAAAGGGCTCTCGCTCTTGCTACCGGTTCGATCCTGAAGAAGAAAGGGTTCGGATCAATGAGGTCCGCGCAAAACCAAGCGCGGAACGGCCCACGGTGAGAGTTACTTCCGTCCCCAAGACCGTGTCGAGACCCCGTATCATCGCAATAGAACCTGTTGCTAGCCAATATTGCCAGCAGGCAGTGATGCGTGAGTTATACGATGCGACTGATGATCATTGGATTGGTCGTCATATTGGGTTCCGGTCCCAGCAGCGCAATCAAGATGCTGCATTCGCCGGGTCTATAGATCGATCGATAGCTACGATAGACCTATCAGAGGCATCTGACCGCGTCCATCTGGACTATGTCAGACGACTGTTCGCCAAGACACCCGCACTTCTTGCGGCCATCGAGGCGACGCGTAGCCCGTTAGCAGACGTTCCGGGCCAGGGTACGATATCCCTGGTCAAGTTCGCAAGCATGGGCTCTGCTCTCTGCTTCCCAGTTGAAACGCTGCACTTTTTCGCAATCGTGCTGGCGTCAATGTGGGTCGAGGACGGAGGTACTGGCTATTTGGGTCAACGGAGCTGGGAGCGAAAGCTGCAGCAGTTGGCTCAGCAAGCCAGTGTGTTTGGGGACGATATCATTGTCCCCAACCGTTACTACGAGTGCGTGACACGGGACCTAGAGACCTTCGGTCTCAAAGTCAACTACGGGAAATCTTTTTCCCGCGGTTTCTTCCGTGAATCATGTGGACATGACTACTTCCAGGGAGTGGACGTGAAAACCGTCTATCTCCGCCAGGCGACTCCGACTAGTCATCGGGATGCGAAAAGCATTGTCTCCTGGATCGAAACAAGTAACCAGCTACATCTAGCTGGGCATTGGTTCGCTGCGGAAGTTATGGCCGACGTGGTTACTACTTTTCTAGGGACTCTTCCTGTTCAGGATGAGTTGTTTTCTGGTCTCTCCTTGGTTAGCTTCCAGGGTAATCGGACTGCAGCCGAGCGGCTGCATCCGGATTGGCAATGCTCCGAAGTAAGGGCATTTCTAGAGACTTCGGGAACGGTTGAA